CCCTCCCGGGTCCCTTGTTTATGGAATTTCCTTGTATTTATAATACACCCGGGGCCGTACCGTGTCAAACATTTTATAAGTATTCACGCATTTTCATAAACCAAACATTTATCATTTTTTATGTGAACATTTACCAAAACATGCGTTCGCTGGTATTTTCCGGGGCCAGTCGAACAAATGTTCTTTATGATCCGGGATCATTAAAAAAATTACCCGGGAGGGAATTGAACCGGGCGACGGGGAACGGGATCCGGGCGGGAGGTTAAGCGGGCAATTGTGCGGGAGCCTCCTCCGGGCCGTGCGGGTACTGTCTCCGGGTCCGTCGCTGTCTCCGGGCGGGGAGATCCATCCGGGAGGCGGGGCGGGGGATTAGCGGGCGGGCGTGCCAGCGGGAGGCTCTCTCCGCCAAATTTTTCACAAAAAAGACCCTATCCCTACCGAAAGCCCATATGCCTACTCCATATACCTCCCCTATGCTCTAATAGATACAGTCCTCTATAGCGAATAGATGCAAAATACTCATTCTGAACGGCTGAAACGGCTCAAATACTAATCAAATATTGCGATTTCGGCCGACTTGGTATCAAAAATCCCCGAGGAAATACTTTTTGCTCCGAGGTTCATTCGGGACTCAAATTTCTCCTAAACCGCATGGTTATCAGTTTTTCTGCATTTTCCCAAAATAGCAATAATTGAGAAGTCTAATTTCACAGACAATTTGAGGTATTGTATTTACAAAAACTTGAATTATCAGACAATTCGGGTTATAAAGATAACAGAGGTATTTTTATGGCTGGAATGAACGAACACAATGACCTCTTGGATAAAGAGAGGGTAAATAATCAGTTCATCAATCACACATTGGCTTTAGCGACCATGAAACCCATCACATTGGACTATGAGAGTGTGGGCCAAAGGACGTTGGAGTATGTAAAGCAATGTATGGCTGATGTCGTCAAGCCTAACCTGACGGGTTATGCCTTAAGTTTGGGTACGACACCTGACGGGTTAAATGAGTGGGTAACTGACAAAAGACTTACAGAGGAGACCCGTGGGGCTTTAATGAAAGGCATCTCGATGATCGAGGCGACGATGATATCGATGATGATGGACTCGGGGATCAACCCTGTGGCGTCGATATTCCTGCTTAAAAACCATTTCGGCTATAAAGATCAGAGCGAGATTTCCTTTAAAGGGCATATCGTCAGCGAAAAGAAGTCATTAGAGGCGAAGTATAGTGCGGTGGTAGACGATGATTGAGAAGTCATTGGCTGAAAAAATCTATAAGGCCTTTATAGACGAACCCACCATCGAGAAAGGGTATGATTTTTATTCCTGTTTGGGTGAAACCGATAGAGAAGATTTGCACGAATGGAATAAAGAGGCTCAAAAAACTATTAAGTCGTGCATGAAATCAGCCCCCGAGAACGAGATAAACGACTGGTATGAACTATATGTCAAATCGCTTAAGTACGGCTCACAAAGATACTTTGAGCAATACTTACTGTACATGGAGATTGACCGTCCTGCGGAGGAAAGGTTCTATTCCCCCCGGCGTAAGACTTTGAAACCTTTGGTAGAGGCGTTGCAGAGGTTGGCGGATGGAGAGATTGACGAACTGTTCATCAGTTTACCTCCGAGAATCGGTAAAACCACGCTGTTAGTGTTCTTTACGACGTGGATCGCCGGGAAAAAGCCTTTGTCATCGAATCTGTACTCGTCATACTCTGATACCCTGACCAAATCGTTCTATAACGGCCTGATGGAGATTATGAAAGACGATATGACCTACCATTGGGCGGAATGTTTTGGTGAGCAGATAGTCAAGGTCAATGCACAGTACCAAACCATCAATGTCCGTAAGAAGTTAAGGTATCCCACGGTCACTTGCAGGTCGATAGACGGAACTCTGAACGGTGCGTGTGACTGTTCGGGGATAATGATTGCCGACGACCTCTGTAGTGGCATCGAGGAGGCTATGTCGAAAGACAGACTGGCCTCGCTGTGGTTAAAAGTCTCTAACGACCTTTTGTCGAGATGCAAAAAGGGTTCACGGAAACTGTGGTGCGGTACGAGATGGTCCGTAAACGACCCTATCGGGGTGCGGATATCGCATTTGGAGGGGTCAAACGTCAAATATGGAGTTGTGAACGTTCCTGCTCTGAACGATAAGGGCGAGTCGAATTTCGATTACAAGCATAATGTCGGGTTCGACACCGAAAGTTATGTTCAGATCAGGTCGGGGTTTGAGAAGAACGACGATGTGGCGTCATGGATGGCACAATACATGGGACAGCCCTATGAAAGAGAGGGGACGTTATTATCCTCGGGCGACCTGCGGTACTTCAATGGGCTTATACCCGATGGCTATGCCTCGATATTCATGGCCTGTGACCCGGCGTGGGGCGGTGGAGACTACGTGTCCTCCCCTATATGTATGAAAGTGGAAGATGACGTCTTTGTACCCGACGTAGTGTATACAAACGAGGATAAGAAGAAGTCCATACCCGAGATAGCCGATAAGATAGCCAAATTCGGGGTAATGCGTATACAGATAGAGGCCAACAAGATGACAGAGGGCTATGCGGACGAGTTATCCACCGAATTAAAGAGACGAGGGATAAAGTGTACGGTGACTACGAAACCAGCACCCACAAATACATCCAAAGAGCAGAGGATATTCGACAAAGCCCCCGACATAAGAGAGCATTTTGTGTTCCTTACGTCTGATAAGAGGTCGAAAGAGTATCAGGCGTTCATGGATAATGTGTTCAGTTTTACCATAAACGGCAAAAACAAGCACGATGATGCCCCTGATTCACTTGCGATGGCATCGGATATGGCTTTCAGACCCATACAGAGTGCCGGAACATTCAAAAGATTCATCTAAACGAACCAAAGGAGGAATTATGAAAGTATCTTTATGTCCCAACTGCAAAGTATCGCCTAATATCACCGCTGAAATGGTGAAATGCCCGAAATGTGGCAGACTCTCAAAGGGAGAAAACCTCACCGACACCGTGACCAAGTGGAACGACAATGAGGTTTCCGTCGAGGAAGAAACAAGAGAAGAAACCAGAGAAGAAACCCCGAGGCGTAGAAGAAAAAGGAGCGAATAATGGCTGAAAAGACACTTACAGGGCGTAGTGTCCTTTACACGAATGTCGAGGAAATCGGGAGCGACAATGTGGTTGACGTACTCGAGACGGCTGTGGACGACAATACAGAGAATATAGCCGATATCGAGTATCTCTATGACTATTACAAGGGTGATCAGCCCGTTTTGGATCGTGAAAAGGACTTTAATGACCATATTCTCAATAAAGTGGTCGAAAACAGGGCAAATGAGATTGTCTCGTTCAAGACGGGATATTTTCTGTCTGCTCCTATTCAGTATATCGATGCCGGGGCGGATGAGGTTAGTGAGGATTTAAAGATTCTTAACACATGGCTGGACCTCGAATCCAAAGAAGAATCCGACTTGCAGTTAGCGGAGTGGTTTTCTGTCTGCGGAACGGCTTTCAGGCTGATATTGCCCAAAGAGGAGAGGCTCGACGAGGGCGACGCCCCCTTTGAGTTCTTTACATTAGACCCGAGGACTACATTTGTGGTCTATTCATCCAAACTCGGGCATAAGCCTATGATGGGCGTTACTTTCGTGGAATTAGAGGAAAATAAGGTTCTCTATTATGTCTACACAAAAGACACATTCTACGAGATCATGGACGGGAAAATCATCACCTCTACATCTCATGCTCTTGGGAGAGTCCCCATCATCGAATATCCGGCTAATAAAGCCCGTTTGGGCGACTTTGAGATAGTCCTGTCACTACTCGATGCGATCAACGATTGTCAGAGTGACAGAGCCGACGGCCTCGAGCAGTTCATCCAGTCTATCTTGTGCATGGAGAATATGCAGATAGAGGCGGAGGACGAGTCTACCTTTATGCAACGTCTTAAGGAGACGGGTGGTCTGTTCATTCCTAAAGACGGCAAGGCATATTATCTCTCACAGGCACTCAATCAGGGCGATGCACAGACCTTTAAGGACGACTTGTACGAGGCGGTGCTGACTATCTGCGGTATGCCTAACAGAAATGGTGGGTCATCCACGAGTGATACAGGTAGCGCGGTATTGCTCCGGGACGGATGGTCGTCCGCCGAGGCGAGAGCGAAACTCACAGAGACCTATTTTAAGAAGTCCGAGAGGCAGTTCCTGAATTTCCTTA